ATGGTAAGCGTAATGAAATTATTTGGGGCGACAGTGCGAGTGCTGGACATATTAGTTATCTAAGGCGTAAGGGCTTCAAGGTATATGGAGTGAACAAACCTGCTGGCTCAGTTGCTTATGGTGTATCACTGTTAAAAAATTATAGGCTCAATATTGTTGATTGTCCTGAGTGGCGCAAAGAGCAAACAAGTTATAAGCATCGCGTGATTAATGGAATAAAGCAGGAACAAGACTTCATTGGTATAGATCATGCATGGGATGCTGCGAGGTATTTAGTTATGTCAAACTTTACTTAAGTAAAAGATTATTACATGAACATCTGGCAATACGGAGTACAGACCTTTAACAATATGTTTCGCGTCAAGAAAGACGGAAGCAAATTTTTTTATGTTGCGTCTAAGTACAATGCATGGGAGGAGCTGTCATACATTAAAGCATATCTTGAATTGCCCGAACTCAATGCGGTTATCTCTACGAGCGCGCGTATGTTTGGTAATGGTATAATAAAAGAGGTTGATGATAACGGTACTGAGATTGATTCACCACTTGTGCAGAAGTTGCGCAATCCAAACTGGATGCAGAACGGGCAGGAGTTTTTGCGCCAGACAAAAATATTTAGAAGCGTGTTTGGTAATGAATACATATATGAACTTCTACCATTCGGTATGGACATGGAGATGGCAAAGAAGTCTGCTATCTATACCATTCCATCAAACTGGATAAAGCCTAAGTATGATCAGGACAAGCCATACTTCTTTGAGGTGGAAGCACCGGAGTCTTTCTATTATGAACTAAGTTATCGTGGACAATTAAAAAAGATAGCTAACAACAATATCCTCCACTTCAATGATGATCGTGCTGACATGGATAATGTTTACGATCATAACAATACTAACTTGACTGGTGAGTCGAAGTTGAAAGCGTTAACACCTGCGCTCAACAATTTGAAAATGGCTTATGAAACGCGCGGCGTGCTTTTGAAAAATCGTGGCGCGCTTGGTATACTCAGTAATGCAACGAGCGATAAGATTGGCGCGATACCACTTGAGCCGGGTGAACGTGAGCGCGTGCAGGAAGAGTACTCACGCGAGTATGGTGGACTGGAAGGGCAACGTCAATTAATTATAACGTCAGCTGATTTACGTTGGCAACAAATGGCAATCAGTCCTGATAAGATGGGATTGTTTCAGGAGACTGAGGCAGACTTCAATAAAATACTCGATGCGTTTGGTATGCCTTCGGAATTATTTGTGCGCACTGCGGGATCAACATACGAAAATCAGAAGCAAGCACGCAAGGGTGCATACGTTGATACAGTTATACCAGATGCGAACGAGTGGATCAGTGGTATTAATAACAAATATCGTAAGGGTGCAAAAACAAAATTGATAATGGACTACATGCACCTGCCGATCTTCCAAGAGGATTTGAAGTCACGTGGCGATGCAATGACATCAGTGTTCAATGCAATGTCAAAGGCAATGGTAGATGGCGCGTTGACGATTGAGGAGTATAAAAACGAGGTAAGAAAGTTTGGAATTAAAATTTAAAATATTATGGCAAAGAAAAAAACATTAACAAGTACTGGTTCACTTAAGGCTGAGGAAGTTGTAACTGAGCCTGTTGTAGAGCAAGGCGAAGTTGCCGCAGTGAAATCTGTTGCAAAGAAAAAAGGATTGTCGTCCTTTGGTTCAATGCTCGCAGCACAAAATGCAAAGCGCAAAGAGCGCAAGAAATTATATGGAAAAGAAAATTAAGGAACGCATTGCTCAGGAGATTAAAGAGCGCGCGAAAAAAATTGACGAAAAACAAATCGTAAAGAAATGAAAACACCAAACATCACAGGCAAGGAGTTATTCAAATGGTTAGTGGCTAACAAAGCAGAGTTGATTGATGCTAAGAAGGCAGCAACTAAGCACGCTGATGCTACTAGCTTCAATCCTTTATCGCTTAGTCCCGAAGTATCTAAGGGCAAGTACCTCTATGAGGACGATGAAGATGGTGGTAGCTTGAAGCGTACGATTGTTGCCAACACATATAACTACCTTGACTCGCATGGTGATGTGCATCTGGAGGGAATATTTTCCAACTCTATTGAGCAACGTAAGAACAGACCAGCGCCACATTTATACGATCACAATTTTTCTGTACTCAGTAAAGTAGGCAAGGCACTCAACTACACTGAGCGCAAAATTTCTTGGCGCGAACTCGGTCTTGGTAAGACTGGAATGACAATAGCACTCTTCCTTGAATCAGAAGTGAAGCGCGGCATGAATGAAAAAGTTTTTGACGCTTATCTTAATAACGAGATTGATCAACACAGTGTTGCGATGCGTTACATAAATGTTTCGCTCGCTGTTAATGATGCAGAAGAATACCCAAACGAATATAAAGTATGGGAAGAAGTTATTGGTAAAGTTGGCAATCGCGCAGAGGCAGAAAAAAAAGGATATTTCTGGGCTGTGCGTGAAGCTGCTTTACTAGAAACTTCTGCCGTACTTGAAGGGTCTAATGTACTGACACCAACATTAGGCAAGACTCAACCGTCTGATGACATTGAGGAAAAAAATGTTCAACCACCATTCGTATTGAACAGGGTCGCGATTTTAAATAACTTTTTATAAACCAAAACAAAAAAGAAATGAATGACGAAATTCAAAAGGAGTTAGAAAAACTCTTTGGAGCTGCTGGTGAAAAAACCAAAGCAGTAATTAAAACGGAAGTGGCTGAAGCCTTATCAAAGGTTATCACTGCTGACGAATTGGAAAAAAGACTTAAGGCTGTTTCAGTTGATCCAAAGGTGATTGAAAAATTACAAGAGGCAATTGAAAAGCAAGGTCTTGAACTTACCACTTTCCTTGAAGGTAAGAAGAACGATGAGCAAACACTCACCTCTGTTCTGCATGCTAACAAGGAGAAACTTCAAGCCATTGCAAAGAATGGTCGTGAAGCCGCCTTCAAAATTGTTTTGCCTGCATCGGTTGCCCGCAAAACTTTGGTTGAGCGTTCTGCTGTATCATCCTCCACTCAGGCAATGCGCTTGACTGAGATCGGTCAGCTTGACTATGTGAACGCAGTTATTAAGTCTCTGTTCCGCACCGTTCAAATCTCTCCTGACTCTAACGGCGTCATCCGTTATGTGGATGAGAGCACTGCAACTCGCAACGCTGATGTGAAAGCAGAAGGAGCTGAGGCACCTGAATCAGTACAGGCATGGACTGAGCGCACGTTGAATCTTTATAAGATCATGGATTCTATCCCTGTGACTATGGAGGCTTTCCGCGATGTGAATTTTATTGAAGGTGAGATCAATCGTCTGTTGAACATCAACATGACATTGAAAGAAGACAGCCAATTGTATTCTGGTTCTGGAGTTGCGCCAAACTTAAAAGGTTTGTACACTTCTGCAACTGATACATTGTTTGGCTCTGGAAGTTACTTCCAATCGGTAAACAACGCAAATGTCTATGACCTGATTGCGGCTCTGCGTTCTTCAATGATGGGGGGTAATAAAAAGTATTCGCCAACTGCTGTGTTGATGAACCCTGTTGACATCTTTAAGTATAAGGTGTTGAAAGGTACTGATGGTCATTATCTGTTGCCTCCATTCGTTGGGCCTAATGGCGAAACCGTTATGGGCATGAGAGTGGTAGAGAGCGCACAGGTAACTGCTAACACGCTGGCTGTAATAGACAGCAAGTATGGTACTATCTATGAAGATGGCGGTATTGAATTGGAGATGGGTTATGTGGACGACCAGTTCACTAAGGACACCATGACCATCAAAGCTCGCAAGCGCACTGCGTTGTTGATCCGCACTGTTGATGAAGGCGGTTTCTTCAAAGTGTCGAACATTGCAGCTGCAATCGGTAACATCGAAACACCATAATCACTGAATGAAGTAAAAATTGAAAATTAAATAAAGATGAAAAAGTTTTATAACATTCTTTTATCAATCGCTTTGGTAGCCATTGCGGTTGTTGCTCAAGCTCAAGCAGTAACGTTTTACCAACCACTTGGAACAAACTTAACTATTGACACTGTTACGAATACTGCGACCAATTATGTATCAACCACAACAAGGTTGAAAAATGATGGGCCGTATACCAATACAGTGATTCAGGTTAACGTAACTAAGATCAGTGGTACAGTAGGCGGAACGATTTCGCTTCAAGGTAGTGTTGATGGTAGTAACTGGAAGGCATTAAACACGGCTGAGACTCAGACCGCTCTTGCTACTGTTACTGCTACCGATGCAACTAACGTTTATCATTGGCGACTTAATGGTGCACCTTTCCAATACTATCGAGTAAGTTGGACTGGTACGGGCACGATGGCAGCCAGTTTTGGAGCGAGTCTGTATAGGAGCAAGTAATTGATTATCATTTAACGGATTATATTATGTTTGTTTTATCAAGCGACTT